TTGTTTTAATTTTTTGTGTATTGCTCATATATTATTATTAATTAAAATCTTATAATAAAATAATATTATTTATGTATAAAAAAGAATGTTTAAATCTCATTTATCTGAAAGTTCAATTGGTTCGGTATCATTGAATACATTAGAAAATACACAAAGACGAAGTGGTGGTCGTGTAAATATAGAACCGTTTGGGAGAATGAAACCACTACAAAAACAAACACCAACAGATTATAATGATGCGTTAAAAGGTATAAATGAAGAGACACTTCTCTCTAAAGCGTATTTTTCTAAAGAAAATATTCAGATTATACAAAATGCTTTACGTAAAGGTGTTTATGAATTATCTAAAGGTAAGTTTATAATTCCAGAACAAAATGTAGATGAAATAAAGAAAATAATGCGAACATTTTTTTTAGAAAACTCGAGACATCTTCCACATCATATTCCTCAACAAATCCAAGAATTGAATAATGATGTAATAGAGTATTGTGTGCCTATGATTTATAATGAATGTATAGCACACGTTCATTATTTAGATGAGATACGACTTCCTTACACACCAATGTCAAGACCAGTTCTCTCTACAACAAAAGGTGGTCAAGTGTTGGAGAGAAAGTTTGAGAATATATCTATTTTCTAATGATATAGTATAACAATACTTTATATGAAACCACAAGGTTTAGTATCTAAAATGAATGAAGTATACGGACAACGTATTGAAACACCAGGACAGTTGGGAGAGGGACCTATATCAACACCTAATTTAGTTGGTCGTAAATTTTTTCCATATAGTTCAAAACACGGAGGAAGTCGTAAAAAACTTCATCGTAAACGTTCTTCTAAAACTAAAAAACATTTAAAAAAAAGAAAAAGACGTATGAAAGGTGGTGTAAGTCACGGGTATCATCCAAGTCATCAAATAGAATATTTACGTGGACCTAAATTTGGTTATGCTCCTTTACACGTAACAAATTCTTGTGGTGTTTCGTCAAGTTCAAATATGAATGCTTCAACACAACACGTAGGATTAAAAGGTGGTAGTTCACGTCATTATTCAACAAATGTAACAGATGTTAAAACAAATTATTTATTGCGTGGAACAAGACCAATGACAAAACGTTTAACTTCTGGTGGTGGTGGTAGAAGAAAACGACAAAGAAGACGTTCAAGAAGAAATCACAAAGGCGGTAGATATCAACAATATTTAAGTAATGTATCATATAAACATAATTTAGAAATGCCTAAACAATTTAAAACACCTATTACACAATCTGATATAGGAATGTCTACACCTCCAACAAAAACAGTTCAGGTATTATCATATGACAATTACATACATTAAAAATTGATTTTATATAATATACATTTTTGTATTATATAAAAGAATAATGGCGGAACTTATTGAAAAACTCGATGAACATGTATGCGTTCAAATTATGCGTGATGTAACTGTTTATGATACTGATACAGGTGATTTTGTATCTTCTTTATACGCTTCACAATATGAAGATATGGAAACACACGATGTGATTGAAGATTTATTAAAAAATCATTTTATTCATCGTGGTATTTTAATTTCATATATGTTTAAACAATTTAAATCGTTTTTGTGTCGTTTATCTTCATATTCATATGAAGAACTTATTATGAATGATTTATTTAAAGATGAGTTAAAACGTTGTTGGATAGACCCTAAAATAATGTATGCGATTGAAGATGAAATAGAACAAATGCGTGGTGAATATCAAGAACCATCTTATTTAAATGTATATAAAGATATATTAAACTGTCCTGTAATTCGTGATGATGATGAACAAATTGAACAATATTATTGTCATCCAAATATGAAACCGATGACTTATTTAAATCAACAAAATCCCTACATTAGTTTAGACGTGTATCTATTTCTTATAAATCAATCTTACATTCATAAAGATGATATTGAAATGCTTTATTATATGTTTATTACATTACATTATTTCGAAACACCATTATTTAAAAACATATTCTTTAATCTAATGTTGTCTATGAATTTTATGAAAATGTATTCAAAAGTATATTACTATACGCCTCAAGGATGGTTTAGTGAACATCAAGAAACAAACAACGATATTCAATATGTTAAATTTATGAGACTTTCAAATCCAAGACATAATCGTGTTCATCAAACACTTATCAATTTTAAACCATTATTTAGAACATATATAGACGAAATAATGGAAAGACTGGTTCATACAAATAGATATACATCAACTATGATGAAGATGATTGAACAATCTTATAAGTAGATAATGTCCTTGCACTCGAGTCGGTAGCATTTACAAATTTAGGCATCCAGAAGTATGGTATCACATCACTATTTTTTTCATCAAAGAATGAATTAAATAATATTCTATAATATTTCTGTTCTTTTGTTTCAGGATGATTGTAATCACAATCAATATTTATATTTTTATCTTTTAAATATTCTTGAATAATTTCATACCACGAACGTGTATGTTGACTTACACCATCACTAAACGCTTCTTTTGTCCTCCATAAAATTTCATCTGGTAAATAATTACGTTCAAATGATTTTCTCAATAAATATTTTTCTATTGTTGAATGCTTACGTATAATAGAAGGAATTGATAGATAATATTGAATAAATGTCTTATCCAAAAAGGGTGTCCTTGCTTCTAATCCGTGTGATGAAATACAACGATCACTACGTAATCCATCAAATCTATGAATATCATCTAATAAACGTTTACATTCAATATCAAAATCAGTTGTTGTTGGTGAATGATGAAAGTATAAATATCCTCCACAAACTTCGTCTGAACCATCACCATTAAAAATAACTTTTGCACTTGAATGTTCAGAAATATATTTACAAACTAAATAATTTCCTACACTCGCTCTTACTGTTGTAGTATCATAACTTCCAATTCTCTCTATAACTTTAGGGATTGCGTTTAAAAAGTCTTCTTCTTTACAAATAACTTCATTATGTTTTGTCCCAAGATATTTAGCAACTTTACGAGCATATAATAAATCTGGTGACCCTTCAAAACCAATACTATACGTTTCTATCTTATATGGAGATAGTTTTTGAACGATTGAACAAATTAAACTACTGTCTAAACCACCTGATAATAAACACGCTATAGGTCTATCTGTTGTATCAACACGTTTTTTAACAGCTTCTATTAAACATTTACGAATTCCGTTACATATTGTTTCAATATTATTCATAAAAGGAAGAGATTGTAATGAATATGGTGTCCAATATGTCTCTTGTTGTAATTCATCACTATCTATATTATAAATACCACATACACCATTTTTCCATACATTTATCTTAACACCTTTTAAATATCCATTATCATTTAAATCTATAATAGGGTTCATTGTTGAAGATACACCAAACAAATGTTGATTATCTTTAAACATATATAGAGGACGAACACCTAACGGGTCTCTTGAGATTAAAAATTGTTTATTTACATCATCATAAATACAAAAAGAAAATACACCATCAATCATTGCTGACGCTTGTTTTACACCATATTTTATAACTAATGGTAGAATAACTTCACAATCACTCTCTGTATTTCTTTCTATATCTACATAATTCCACAAATCTTTATGATTGTATACTTCACCATTACATATCATTGTATAATGTTTATAAATGAAAGGTTGTGTAGAACGTTTATTTAATCCATTAATTGCAAGACGATGAAATGCCATATATGTGTTCCCAATAGATTTAAATTGATAATCTTCAGGACCACGCTCATTGTGTTTAGATAAAATACGTTTAACATTATCTAATTCAGATTGATTATAAAGATGAGTAGACGAAAAGATATGACACATTAATAAAATATAAAAAAGAGTATTTAAGTTTTTAACGTGCATATTCTAATCCAACTAATCCATTTTTAATAATAACACGATTATATCGTTCTTCAAATACTTCTACATCATACGTATAATTATAAATATCCCAACGATTTTTACGAACAGCAATTACATTACCTTCATCATCACATAATTCATCAACAATATTCGGGTCATTTTTTAAAGGTGGTTCGATTGTCTGTATTTCAAATATAACTTTATCAAATTTACTCATATTTACACCACCGCTCGGTTGATGTTCTTCGTGACCTTGTTTAAGTTCAAATGAATAATTATATAATCCGTCTTTCCCTTTACCATTTGTTCTACTAAATCTCTCAACTTTTTCATATACATGACTTGGAAATGTATTTTCTCTCTATATTTTCCGTCAAATAATATTGAAAAATCAATTAATATATCCTTTGTCTTTTCAGTTGTTCTAATTCCGGATTGATAATAAATACCACTTGGGTCATATAATGAAGGAACTAAAGACAGTTCATATGGTTCATATTCATTCACCCAATTCGTATAATTCGTCCATTCATTTCTCTCCAGAGCATCACTACGACGAAAACGCCACATATAGTTTGTAACCAAGTTATGACTTTGAACTTCTAATTTATTTGACCCAACAATATTATAGAAAGAATAATTATATATATCTTTGAATAAATAAGTATGTGTTTTTGAAGCGTAATGTATTCGTTCTTCTGAATCTAAAAACACATAAGTACATAATAAATATATATTTGAATTCCATACATTATTTGTATTTGCATAATTATTATTTTCATTATTTGGTGGTTGTTGTAAAAATCTATACATTTGATGATTATCATTCGTGGGGTCTGGTGAGATATAGTCAGGTTTTATAATTTTATTATTATTAATAATAACACCACTTGGGTCTTCAATATTACGTATTCTGTAAAGGTCAGTTATTTTTCGTAATGTAATTGTAATTGAAAATTCAGAAAAAGATGTTGAGACTAATGGAAATGCTTTACTATGATGTGATGAAAACCAAGCGGATATAGGAATATATAATGTTCTTCCACGAATACTTGGTTCAACCGCATTACCGTCTTGATATATTGCGTTTGGGTATAAACCATCACGACGAAACGCGTAAGCAGGGTCATATAATTCTTTCACATTTCCTGTCATATCATTCCATTTATCGAGTTTTTGTTTTGAGTAATCACGATATGCCATACACATCAAGTATTCACCAGGAATTCTGGAGAGAGTTGCTCCTCCGCTTGTAACATGAATTTCTTTAATAATCATTGAACCAATATGTTTAATCCATTGAAATTCATAAGGTACATAATCTTGCTCATCTTTGTAAAAAAGTGGACTATAAATGTCAGGTAAATCAATAGATAAATAACAATCATAAAGTAAATCACCGTGCCTTGGTATAACAAATCTATAAGTTGTTTCTCCATCATATAATAATTCTTTATTACCAATATAGTCAATCTTAAACTTTTGTAATCCAAAATTTGTAATACTCTTGTATTTTTTTTTAAACAATGTTTTCTCTGGATTTCCATAAATCATTTGTGATGATTCACCTTTTGATACTAAATTTAGTAATCCTCCCGCCATAATTATTATATAATAACTAATATATATTTTTATATAATAACATAATAAATAATGGAAAAAAAATTATCATTAGATAACGTGAAAAAGATGTTACCTAGTTCACCAATAAGGACATATAGTCCAATTATCTTATTAGCATTATTTATATTTTTATTATATCGTATGGTACATAATGGAAGTTCAACACATAAGAATACGATGTACTCTACAATGGAGAGAAATTTAAAAGATATTCCTGTGAATATAAAAACAATATATGAAAAAGACGCACAACATCAACATCCATTACGTGACTATTATGTTTTAAGTAGTTATAATTCTTGTGGTCAGGGTGAGTATCATAATGGATTTGTAAGTTTAGACGCTCTAGATTTAGTTCTTCAACGTGGAGTGCGTGTTCTTGATTTTGAAGTATATCAGATTGATAATAAACCACAAGTTGCGATGTCTACAAAATCAAATCCCAATTTTAAAACCACATTTAATTCCATTGATATAGATAATGTATTTAAACATATACGTGATTATGCGTTTAATGCTGGTAAAGTTCCAAATTCAAATGACCCTTTATTTATTCATTTACGTATTCAGAGTCAACTTCGTGACTGTAGTGAGATGACCGCAAGTAAATTAAAGTCCAATTTATCATTTCATTTATTAGAACCAAATGAAAAAAAACTATATATGTCTCACGTAAAAGATTTATTGGGTAAAGTGATTGTTATGGTGAATGATACAAACCCAATATGGAAAAGCACATCATTAGCAGATATGACTGATATTATTACAGGAACACAAGAATATCAAGTATATCGTAAATATGATATAGATAATTTACATAATCCTCGTCAATTTATGAAACATAACCAAACTTATATGGCAATTAGTGTTCCTGATGATTCAATGAATGGTAAAAATCAATCATTTAAAAAATCTCAACATTACGGTGTTCAATTTATTTGTATGAACTTTGGTACATTCGACACACATTTAGAAATGTGTTTAAGATATTTTAATCAAAAACGCACAGCATTTTCATTAAAACCCGACACATTAATTTATCATCCCGAAACAGTTCCTGACCCTAAAGTTCCTGATATTGATATGACACGTAAAGAAATTAATTTACCATATTTTAAATCTACCATATAGATGGTGATACAAGTTTATGTTCAATTTGTTTAACTTCTTTTAATATTTTATCTTTCCATTCATCATTTTTTTCTATGTCATCAAAATCATCTTTAAAAACAGGTGTAATAACATAAGTATAAAGGACATAAATGATTGCGAAAATACTAATCACTTCAAATAATGATGTTATTATTGAAATATGATGAACACCAAGACTTGTTAAAGTAATTTTCATCAATGGTTCAATTAATAAGTTTTTAATATCTCGGACAATGTTTGTGATACTTGTTCCTAACATTGTTCCTAATGTAATACCTAATACACCTTCTTCAATAAAATAGCGTGTGAATTTCATTTTATATATAATAAAGTATGAAAAATATTCTTTGTTTAAAATAATATGAAGTTCGAACAAGAATTATGTGGTGGTGAAATAACTCCTAATAATACTTATACGTGTTATCGTCCAAATACTTTACAAAAAATGAAAAAATTATGGAATATACGCCATCCTGATGATAAAATAGAGACAAATGATGTTAAGGAGATATGGAGGTCTTTAAAAGACCGTTTTTCTAATGTTTGTTATCGTGAGTCTTGTTGGATACAAAAAACATTCTTAAAGTATGAACTCCCACAAGACTTAATTAAATATACATTTGCACCAAAAGCACCTAAAACTTGGAAAAAAAATATAAATGAATGGTTATCATCATTAGATATTACACGTATTATGAATATATATGAATATAAATATCCCTGTTTTCAGTTTTTAGGTCCATCACCAATAGATTATGATGTAATGATACAAGATGAATGTGTTTGGGACGAACTATGTNATTTTAATTTATCATCTTATTTAAAACAAGGAGTACACAAGCTTGGTATTATATTTAATTTAGACCCTCATACATCAGGAGGTTCACATTGGGTCGCTTGTTTTATTCATTTAAAACGTGGGGAAATCTTATATTTTGATAGTTATGGAATAAAACCTCCAAAACAAATTATGAAATTTTTAAAAGAGGTTCAGAAACAAGGAAAGAAAAATAATTATAATATGAAAATATTATGGAATCATCATCGTCATCAATATGGTAATAGTGAGTGTGGTATGTATTCAATTTATTTTATTATACAAATGTTAATGGATGTTCCATTTAAAACAATTCAAAAAGAACATATATCAGATAAAAAAATGGAAGAATTAAGAAAGAGGTTATTTCAAATTGAATAATTTATATTCTCTTATAATTATAAATAATGAATTTTCAATTATTAGTTATTATAGTAGCGTTTATTACATTACTTATTGCTTTAGCATCTATAGGTTATATGATGTATAGCGCTCGTTATTCTGTTAAATTCCCACCAGACATTGCTGATTGTCCTGACTATTGGACTTCAACGAGCAACGGATGTCAGGTTCATCCACAAGGTTATAATCAGGGAACATTTACAGGGACCACTGCATCTTTTAGTTCACCTAAATATCAAGGAACGGGTGGTATAAAAGAAAAATGTAAATGGGCGAAACAACATCAGTTAACATGGGATACAATAACAAATAATCCTGTTTGTAATTAAATGTTTAAACCTATAACATAATATATGGATACTTTATGGAATATAGAAAAAAGGAATGATACATATATAAGTATAGAAAATGAACTATTAAAAAAACATCCTCGTATATGGGTGGAGGGTGAGTGTGGCACAGGTAAGACATATTGGATAAAATATGTTTTAAAAAAAATGGGTTATGATATGTTATATTATAGTTCATTAAATGTAAGAAATAAGCATGTTTTAGAAGAATTAACTTCAAATATAACAACAAACCGTAGTGTAATTTCATTTTTCAATAAGAAAATACAAAAGATAGTTTTAGTAATAGATCATATGGAAACATTACAACAAATGGATAAAACGGGTATTGTAACAATTAATCAATGGTTAAAAAATAAGAATAATTTTCCATTAATTTGTATAACAAGTGATTTAAAAGATAAGCGTTTAAATGAACTTAAAAAACATTTTAATACGTGTATTCATTTAGATTATCCAACATTAGATGATATAAAATCAATAAATACACGTTTAGACCAAGTTGAAAATTTACATCATATAAATAAAAAAATAAATTTTATAAATTCGTATCAAGACGAACAAGATTATAAAGAGTTTACAACAAATCGTGAAAAATCACAATACATTAAAAAAATATGTTCAGACCTATTTGTAAATAAATATAAATTTCATAATCATAATAATATTTTACAAGATACAGATAGAACTATTGTATCATTATTATATCACGAGAATATTCCATATACATTGAAGTTTCCAGAACATGAGCGTCTATATTATAAGATATTAAGTAATTATTCTTTTTCAGATTATCACGATCGTATAACATTTCAAAAACAAATATGGTTATTTAATGAACTATCTCCACAAATTAAAATAATGTATAATCATTATTTATGGTGGAATGAAGTAAAAGAAAAAAAATATATAGAATCGGACTTTACAAAAATATTAACAAAATATTCTTCAGAGTATGGAAACTATGTATATTTAAAATCATTATCTGAAAAACTTCATATGGATGAATATGATATATACGCTTTCGCTTTACAATATTTTTCTTTAATTCAAGATTGTTATTTAGAACCATCAAGTGTAAAACGAAAAAATAACTTGAAGTTATATGATATTGATAAATTTCAAGAAAAAATTCAATATTATCAGATATCAGTGAAAGATATGGTCAGATTAATTAAGTTTATGTCTTTTAAGTTTAGAACGAATTCTTCTTTGTAATAGACGAATATAATATGTTTTATCAACAGCACATTTTACGTGATTATTTGTATATATTTTTATAAACTTCAATGTAGGGTCTTTCTTAATTATTTTAGAATATGTTCTTGGTTCATTCCATTCTTTAAGTTTATAATAATAATTATTATAAAAGTTTTTCATATTATAAATGAAGTCATTATATGTTTCATTCATAATTTCTTTTGGTGTATATGTATATTGAACGAAATAATGACCGTTTAATTTTGGATGTATTCCATGTATCATTGGATTATACAAATCGATAATACCGTATGTGTACATCTTTTATAATTTATTTATAATAATTAACATAATTTCAATTTTTTTTTATTAAGATATACTATAAATGGATAAATCTCTTAGAACTTTAAATAAATCTTTAACACGTTCATTAAAACCAGTAAAAAGTTTAGGTAAAACTTTAGAAAAAATGTCTTGGACTAAAGAACCATTTATTGTTTACATTGTATTCTTCATTGCGTTAATGAACGCGGTTGCGTACGCTTCAATGATGGAGCATAACGCGCTCCTTGTTTTCTTGGTGAGTGGTCTCTTATTAAGTCTTGTTACAAAAAATATGACACTTGTATTATTAGGAGCAATACTGATTACAAATGTATTATATCTTGGACAAAAAACTCTTGTAGAAGGGATGGAAACAAAATCTAAAAAGGACGAAAAACACGATGAACAAGATGACGACGACGACACTGAAGAGGTTTCAACACATATAGATGCTGTAAAAACAGCGAGTGATAATTTAAAACAAATTGAAAGTGTAGTTGGAAAAGACGGTTTGGATAAAATGCAAAAACAAATTGAGAAATATACAAATATACAAGAAGGTCTTGGAAAACAATTAGAAAGTGTTAAACCGATGATAAATACAATGACAAAGATGTTAGAGAATATGCCTGGTGCTGGTTCTTTATTAAATAAAAATTGAATATAAAAACGATTTTTTCATTAATAATTAGAATAATATTAATGAAATATACAAAACAATATTGTGTAACAATAAAAAATCTTATAAAAGACTATGACAACATTGATATAGAAGATTACATTAAAAATGAGTATGGTGATAAATGTTATATTGATGGATTTATATTAAAAGATACGATTCGTATTTCATATATATCTGTTCCATATTTAGAAGATGAGACATTAATATATCAGGTTAAATTTAACTGTGATTGTATAAATATTTCAGAAGGTGAGCATATTGAATGTATAATTAAAGATAAAACAAAAGTTGGATATGAAGTAAAAACAGATTATTCTATTGGTTATATCTTAAAAGAATTTATAGATGATAGTGTTGTTCTTGATATCGGTGATAAAGTTATTGTTGAAGTATTAACATATAAATATAAATTAGATGATACACAACTTACATTTATTGGTAAATATATAAACAAAATTTAATATTTAAATATATATGATATTAGAAGAGTTAAAGAACGAATTGGAAAGATTACCTGATAAAAACCATCTTGAGATATTTAAAATATTTAAAGAGTATGGTGTTGAATATTCAGAGAATAAGAATGGTATATTTATAAATTTATCATTTGTTGAAAATGAAGTATTAGATAAAGTGATGTCATATTTATCAAAAATAAAAGAGCAAAATTTATTTTTAGAGAAACTTGAAAATCAAAAGGAGGAATATAAGAGTTTATTTTTTAATGAGGATGATACGAATAAACCAAAAATAAAAATTACGAAAAATCGTCGTGGACGTCGTAAAAAGAAAAATTGATTTTATTTATTTTTTTTAATGATTAAAATAAAATCAATAATGATACCTTATATTGTTGAAGAGGATTATAAATCTAAATTATGGCGTTTTCCATATAAAACATATGATATTGGATTTTGGTTTGTTTATTATTTAACAATTGAAGACGATAAAATATGGAATATCTTAAAACAACAATTACATATACAACAAATTAATGAGATTGATTATAAGAAGAAAATAATAAATCAACTACAAAAAAGAAAATTAACAAAATCACAATTTGAAGAATTAAAAAGTGTTTTAATGTGTGAAAAACGAATAAATATATATCAATTACAACGTCTTTTATATTCGTTAAATATAATGTATAAAGTAAAGTTTAATAGAGGTTCATTCTGGAGTTGGAATATTCGTGAAGATTATGAGAATAGTCCTTCTAAATTTTGGATTGAATTATTACAAAATGAGAATGGTGATTATGAATATAATATTTATGAGGGTGATTTAAATAAAAATGATTGTATATACGCACAAAATTTAGAAAAACCATTAAAATCAATTGGAACATATAAATTAGATGAATTAAAAAACATAGCACAACAGTTATGTATTTTAAATACATATCATCTTAAAAAACGCGAATTATATAATTTAATATTACTAAAAATTGAATAAAAATATATAATGAATATGTATATAAGTAATTAAATAAAAACACTTATGAATACATTCGAAGATATAATTCAGTCTTATTTAAGTTCTTCATATAAGAATGAAGAATTAGAAGCAAGGTTTGGAACATTACGACAACCAAATATTAAAAGAAATGACTTTGAAAGAATAATATCATTTTTACAAACAAAAGGGTTTCAATTAAAACAAGAACAGTATCTTTTGAGGGTACAACCAATAAAACAAGAAGAGAGACTACCACGTATAGAAATAAATGGGTTGAAACCGATACAAGAGTATTGTATTACAAATTCAATATTGAATGAAAAAACGAACAAGTTGAAATCAAGTGTCTATATTGTTCGTAAAAAATATTTAAGTAAACCTTATGATATTCATAAATTTAATGTTCGTATTTCTTATCAAAAAGAACAAGTTGTTCGTGGAGAATTACAATCATATATTCAGCAATGGAATGAACTTTTGAAATATTATCGTCATTTACGACGTTTTACATTTACTCATCCTTCTTACCCTCAATTTCGTATTGATATGAGTATTGTTAAACAATCATCTTTAAATTCTAAATATAAACCTATACCCAGAAGAACAATTCAAGAATCTAATTTATTCAATAATGACCCACAATATGAGATTGAAATTGAAGCAATACATAAAAATTCTTCAAAAGAAGAATTACTTTCTTCATTTAAAAAATTAATTCAACTTGTATTGTCTGGATGGCAAAATTCATTATATCCAGTAACATTTGATGAGATACAAGATGTTAAAAAGAATTATTCGTCACTTATTTATGGAGATACACGAAGATTATTTTCGAAACATTTTATTGGGTATTCTTCTGTATCTCTTGAAATGAAACATCTTCAACCATTAACTGAAGATCTCTCATTGAGAGATAAATTAAAAAGACATAATTTAAATAATACATATGTATTTACAGATAAGGCAGATGGTGAGAGAAGATTATTATATATTAATCGTGATGGTAATATGTATACAATTGATACAAATATGAATTTTCATTTTACAGGTGTAAAATCTAATAAGTATAAACAAACCATTTTAGACGGCGAGTATATCTCTCATGACCGTAAAGGGGAGTTTATAGATTTATATATGGTTTTTGATATTTATTACTTAAATGGTATTGATATACGTGGGTTACCATTTGCGATTACAGAAAACTTTTTTGAAGTTATGAAAGATGATTTAATTAAATTACCATTTAATAATGACATAAGTAGTTATAAAGATATAAAAACGAGAATAAAATGTCTAAATGAAGTCGTAGAAGATAATACCCGTGAAGGTATTACAGCGTTTGTTCCATTTAAAATGTTTATGAAACACTTTGATTATTCTGACGGTGATACAATATTATACTCACAAGCAATAAAGAATATATTTGAAAAAAAGGATAGTGGTGATTTATATCCTAACTTGAAATTACAAAATATTATATATGAGAATGATGGTATTATAATGACACCTATGATTACAGGTGTTGGTATGGATTGGATAGGACAAGAAGTTACAAATTATAAAATGACGTGGTCTTCATCATTTAAATGGAAACCTCCTGAATTTAATACAATTGATTTTTTAGTATTTATAAAAGATAAATCTATAAATACAACTATGGTTAAAGGTGATATAGTTAAATATCAACAATGTATTTTAAATGTGGGGTATGACCCTAAAAAACACGGTTATTCTAATCCATATGAACGAATGTTAAAGGCACAATATAAAGATTTGAAATCAAATGTGGATGAGATAAATGATGGATATCGTCCAAAACCATTTTATCCTATACAACCTGAAGATGATAAAGCACACATTTGTAATATTCCTTTGATAAAGGGTTTAATGTATACAGAAGATGGTAAAGATACATTTGAAAATGGAACAATTGTTGAATTTAAATATGATAATACGCGTGAAGAAGGATGGAGATGGATACCTATACGTGTAAGACACGATAAAACTTATGAATTTCGTAATAATGAAAAGAACTATGGTAACGCGTATCACGTAGCACAAAGTGTATGGACGTCAATACACCATCCAGTTACACAACATATCTTATTAGGTAAAGATAGTATTCCTTCAATTATAGAACAAGATGACGTGTATTACTATGGTGTTTCAGGAAAAAGTCAGACTATTTCATTAAGAGATTTTCATAATTTATATGTTAAAAAAGAATTGATTTTAAGAACAATAAGAACAAGTAGAAGAAATAAATCTCTTGTTGACATTGCTGTTGGAAAAGCGGGTGATTTACCAAAATGGATAGTTTCTAATGTTAATTTTGTTTTAGGTCTTGATGTAAATAAAGATAATATATATAATCGTATAGATGGCGCTTGTTCTCGTTATTTAAATTATAAAACACGAAATAAAAATACTCCAGATTGTTTATTCGGTGTTGCGGACAGTTCTAAACATATATTAAGTGGTGATGCTTGTTTGGATACAAATTGTAATAAAATTATTCAATCTTTACAACAACCTGTTAGCGAACGTGAACGTATACGTGATGAAATAGGAGATGGCGTAGCACAATATACGGGATTTTTAAATGATAAAAAATTCCACGTTGTATCGTGTCAATTTGCATTTCATTACTTTTGGGGAACACATAAAGATTTACATATGTGTTTGAGAAATGTAAGTGAATTATGTGAGATTGATGGATATTTTATAGGAACTTCATATAATGGTAAACGCGTATTTGAATTATTAAAAAATATAAAAGAGAACGAACAAGTTGATAAGTATAAAAATGGTAATAAGATTTGGAGTATTATAAAAAGATATGACCATAATAGTTATGTTGATGATGATACGTGTATTGGATACGCGATCGATGTTTATCAAGAAACAATAGGTCAATACTTTAAAGAATATCTCGTAAACTATGAATATTTAACAGAAGTCATAAAAATGTATGGGTTTGAACTAATACCAAAAGAACAACTTAAAAAAATGTATTTATCTAAAAGTTATGAAAGTTTGAATAAAATGTATAACATAATGATAAACAAAATAAATGTAGATAAAAGAAAAGGCATAGTTAAAACATTAAAAGAAACTGGTAAAGCATCAAGAATGTCTAAAGAAGAAAAAGAAATAAGTTTCTTAAATAATTATTTCATATTCAAGAAAGTTCGTGATGTTAATGCAGAGGAAGTAATGAAATCATTTTTAAAAGGTAGAACAACTATAAAAAAACGTGATGAACTAAATGAACTACCTGAAAAACAATCAATAAAACAATTTAAAGAACCTCCGACACCGACGGTAGATGAAATGGCATCGGGAGAGATGGAATCATAAACATAAATATCCATAATAAAATGATATAAATTCCATATGGAACAAATTTTTTATTAAATAATATCATCATACTAACAATAACTAAACATATGTATAAAATATATTGAATAATATGATAAACAACAGTATAATATGTTGTATTTTTTTCATTAAAATAGAATTTACGATTATATAAATCTTTTTTTCGTTTCATTATTTCATTATCTTGTTCTTCTTTATCCTTTATACGTTTTGTATATGAATAAATTGTATCTATATTATCATAATTTTGATATAATATATCATACTCTTGTATATCTTGTAACAATGATTTATACTTTTTATTCCATTGATTTACATATTCTTGTGGAGTTTCTTTCTTCATTATTCTATATATATAGTATAAAATAATGAAGAGTTATGAGTTTACGTGGGTCATATTATTAGGAGTAACGATTTTAACAATATTACGTTCATTAAACGATGATTTAACAACAGATAAACAAATTTCTCTCCAGTTATCTACTCTTGTAACATTAATCGCGTTTATGCATTATACATTAATGCTTCAGCGTAAGAAAAATATTGTTTTATACAGATACATGGACTGGGTATTCACTACGCCATTATTACTTATTGATTTTTGCTTAATCGAAGGTATTACAGATGTAAACTTATTAATTGAAATTGTTCTTTATAATTGGTTAATGCTTGGGTTTGGATTATTAGGAGAAATGAATATAATCAATCGTTGGATAAGTATGTTTGGAGGGTTTATTCCATTTGGACGTATTTATTGGTTATTAAAAGATAAAGTAAAACATAAAGAAAGATTAAATATATTTATTGGTTTATGGAGTTGTTATGGTGTCGTTCATATTATACCACAACGTGTAACGAGAGAGTTCAGTTATAATATATTAGATATGATTTCTAAAGGATTATTTGGATTATATGTATATTATTTAAGTTATATGTAAAATAAGTTTATTCAATATATTTACGAAATGTTAAACTATAACGCGGTTCAATAATATGAGGTTCTTTTAATATTTCGTGTGTATAATATTTTTGACTTGTTCCCATCATAATAAATAAACTATTATCTTCTAATGGAAATGTCATATTGATACCTTGTTGGTTTGGGTCACGCTTACACGATTTAATATTTTCATTATTAAAATATACACGATTAATATTCATCATACGCGTTGCTCCTATGGATAATCCCATAATTGTTGGATAAATTCCAAAACTATCTATACAATCTCTATGTGGATGAATACTATCATAACCGTGACGATAATAATTAATAAGACAACTATTCATAACGAATGATGTATCTATACAACTTGAAGAAGGTAAAATAGACTTAATATCATGTTCTTCTAACTTTTTTCTTATAGCACCTTGAATTTTATAAATCATTCGTTCATAAGGTTCACTCTTCCAACGTTCTAATCTTGTTTTCCAAGATTTACAAAAGTAATTTTCATTCTCTTGAAACCATAATTGAAGACGTGGTATAGGTTTATTCTTCGCACCTGTTCCATTCTTATAATGCTTCTGTTGAAGCCACGATGTTAATTCATCATATAATTCAAAATCAAGAATATTAGGTATATAAATAAATACCGAATATTCATTTTCACTATATTCTTTATGAATTGTATATATCATTTTCTTTTATAAATAATCATATACTCAACTTAACTATCAATTTTTATTGAATGAACTTCTAACAACTTATTGTATCCTTCAATAGAATGTATCATTATTGTCTTATCATCACCATCAAATGGTCTCTCTACGTCATTGATTTTTATATGAATATTTAAACTCTCGTCTAAACTAAATAACTTTCCTACACCATCAATAATATCTTGTAATGAGTGTTTTGGTTCTTCTTCTTCTTTAAACAAAAATTCTATACCATTATTTATGAATTTTTTGTAATACTCACGAAGTATATTTAATTCATTTTCTATATGTTCCGCATTAATAGCACATATAAGTAAATCTTTATTTGTTGCTATTAATTCATCATACAACTCGTTCGTTTCTATTAAATCAAATAATCTATCCTCATTTTTAATATCAATATTATGTTCTGTTAATAATTTTTTTATATCATCCTTATTAAAATTATTTTTTATGATTGTTTGTTTATATTCTTCAAGCGTATGAATAAATGTTTCAAAATCTTCATTCGTTTTGTATAATGTATCTTTAAAATCAGATATAGGTTTTGAACTTTCATAATTTTTTAAAGAAAGAATATATCTATCTTGTAAAAGTGGTATTTCAATATGATTATCACCATATACATATTGTAGTCTTCTAATATTCATATCCATTGGAAGTTTATAACATACAATACTATCTAAATCTATATTACAATGCATACGTCCAATATAATTAGGACTTTGGAATTTATAAATCAAAACTGTAAATTGTTTAAATATTGTGATAATATCCTTTGTAGATAGTTCATTATTTTTCAAATATGTTGATAAGGTTAAATCCCAAGGTTGNAAAATATAATTATTATCACGAACCATATATGGAATTATTAAATGAATATTAGGATATGTGTTCGCGTTGAATGAAGATTGAACTCTTTCTACTGTATCTATTTGTCGTTCATTTAAATGTTCTTTTAATATACCACAACTCTCATTATAACATAATATTGTTTCTTTATCATTTAATTTTGTTTTCCGTGTTGGTTCTTCGTTCATTGATGTTTCAAACCTTTCTTTTAATTTCAATAAATAATGATTTATCTGATTTGTTGTATCACCGCCTTTTAATATAAATGTTTCATCTGGTTCTTCACCAGTAATAATAACATTTTGTATATCTAATCGTTCACATTTAGAATTGAATTGTTTCTGATAAGGACATTCAAATTCATTCGTGTTATCATTTATAAACATATGACGGTCATCTCTCCCCAAATATTCACAAAAGAAACATCTGTTTTTATTAGAATTAAATGAAGACAACTGTTCAGATGAATAATACTTCTTTAATTCTGGATATTGATTTATGAGCATTGAAACAAATGACCACCATAAATCTAAACTATTATACGTATTATGTTCCATATTCCAAGGTTTAATATTAAAATAGTGATAAATATATGGAATATTCTTTTCTGGATTTTCGTATAATCTCATTATCCAATTTAATTTCCAAGGTATAGCATTATAACGCTGGTCTATATAATTCCATTCTGTCTGTTTCACTTCGTGATAAAATAAAGATATGGACTGTTCATCAAGCATTGAACCACTACTTGTATAACCAAAAGGTTTCTGTGAGTTCAACCATGAACGAAAACTAATATAATCATTTTCATTAGGTTTCAATAATACACTTGTTCCAATTAAAAAATGTGTTTCTTTTCCTTGTTCCATAATGTCTCTCGGTATACGTTCACAATGATTTTCATATTCGTAAAATGGATTTGATTTATGTGATTTTGTATTATAAGGACTTACCCAAGGAGAACTAAATGTCCCCGAAGGTGTAGAACAATTAAATAATTCATCCATACAATGCACAATTACTGTATCCGCATCAATAAATAATATCTTTTCATATTGGTCTAATAATAAACAATTCCATTTTGTATATGAGTCTGATACCCAATGACTGTATTTATCTTGTATCGCTTTTCTTAAATTACTTTCTTGAGTGATATAAGGCACTTCAACAACAATATCAAACACTTTTAAAGCATCTTTTAATAATGTTTTATTAGAGTAAATATCAGGTGTCATCATACACACACAATCAACAGAAGATCCCGATGCTTTCCAGCTCCAACAAGACGCTAATGCACCAGCAATATACTTTTCATCTTTCATAACTAACCATACAGCAGCGTTCGTTGAAGAAGGTTTAAATGAAGGTTTCTTATATTGAACCGGTATGTCACGGAGAGAAGTCATTTCTTCCTGTCGTGAACGATAATCAGACATTACACCAATACAATAAATATAAGTATCACCTATTTCAAAACGTCTTCCAATAATACGAACATTTACAGTATCACCCACGTTCATACGATTAAATCTTCTATTTTTATAGTGATGGTCACGAGCAAGG